CTTACTTAAATATTTAATGCCAGTTAATTATTCCACCCGTTTTAAAAAGTGAGATAATAATATATTCATTGCTTTTTCTTTTTCTTCCTTATCAGAATTAATATCGCTATATATCTTTTTTTGATCTAAATATATCTGATGTTTTAAGTTAATTTTATCTGCTCTTTTATCTATTATTTCTATACGATTATCTTCTTGCCATGATTGAATATCTTGTTGTTCTATTACTATCTCATACCAATCATAAAAGGTACTTTTATCAACACCTTCAAACCCTTTAATACACTCTTTTATAATTTCACTTTTTGATAATTCTTTTCTAATTAATTCTTTCATGTATTCCATACATGATTCTCTATTCGGATTTATATTAACCATCTTCTTTTTCTTCCCATTTAAGTGCATTATTAGAAAATTCCATTAATCTTTCTAATACATCATCCCTTGTATAATCTTTTTTTATTGCATCATTACCAAAAGCTATCTCAAAAACTTTTTCAATAAATTCATCATCTTTATATTTTTTATAACTTCTATTCAATTCTCTAATAGTCTTTAAAACTTTATCTTCATTTTTCGCTTTAAATGGACTATCTTCAAAATTACAACAATCCCAGTTTTCTATCTGATAACCAGTATGTTCATAGCTATAAAGACTATCTATTGCATAGCAATCAATAGCATCTTTACCTTTATGAAATTCACCATCTAAACAACTTCTTGTTCTATGAAATATCCATCCATATTTAAATTTAACGTCTTGAGGAAATACCAATGCCCAATTAGTATTATCTCTAATAATTTCATAGGCTTCTTTGTTAGTTAATTTATTCATTTTTTACCTACATATCTAGGGTTATCTTTTAAATGGTATGGATTATATTTTTTTACTTTTATATAAATATCTACAATAGAATCTCTTTCTTCAGGACTAAATTTATTTCTTTTATAAAGATCAAAATTTACTATCTCATCAAGTGCTAAAAATAATGCACTTGCATCTTTTTCTTGTAATTTAAGATTCATTTTTAGACTCCATATGTTCTTTATAAGATTTTTCAAGAATTGCATTCAATTCTTTACCAGTTAAGACAACAAATCCATTGATTAAATCTTTATCAATGTATTTATATTTTTGTTTCGGATTTAATTTCATAATTTTTCTATCCTGGCTAGCGTATGTTCATTCTCTTCTATCTCTTTATATTCCTTTTCACTAATAAAAAATTGACTATGCTCTACAACATATTCAATTCTTCTTTGAATCTCATCACTCATCCACTCTAATGCTTCATATTCTTCATCAAACAACTTAACCACTGGCTGAGTATCTAATGAATCTATAGCGTAGGTTACTTTATATTTCATAGTCACTAACCTCTATTAATAGTTGTTGCTCTTTAGCATAATTTTTATACTCTTTTAATTCAGATTCATTTAAAATTAAATCTTCAAAAGTAGTCCATGCTGAAAATGTTTTTACTAAATATTTCATAATTAATTACCTTTTTTGTAGTTTTTAAATGATTCATAGTAAATACTATTTTTATTTAAATATTTCTTTTTTAATTCTTTATATACTTCAGCATTACATGAAACTAACTTACAATAGCTAGTTTCTTTAATCATCCATTCATGATCTAATAAAATAGGGATCATTCTCTCATCATCAATTGTTGTTTGAAATAATGCCATAATTAATAATTGCTTTTTGTTAGTTTTGATTTTCGGCCTTTAATAGGCTTTAATTCTTTCATGGTTAAGATTTGAAGTATAAACTATTATAATTATATCAGTATATTAGTTTATATTGCAAGTTATTTGTTAATAAAACATAAAAAAAAGAGACTTTTAAGTCTCTATCTGTTTATCAACTATTATTTTTGTTCTTTTATAACATTCATCATAATCAGGGTAACCCTGACCACATTCATAATATTCTGAATCAAATTGTTGCCAAAAATAATCCCAATAATCATTAATTGATACTTTAATTTTTCTATTCATTTTTTTTTATTCTCCAAAATAAAAACAACTACAGAACCAATCTAAAGCTTTTACTTGTTCCTCTGTAATTTTAAAATCAGTCCAATAAGTTCCCCAGTCTTGATACTGGATTTTTATATTCTCAGGTTCTTTATACTGGTTTAAATCTCCTATAACTCTTAATGCTGGCCCGCCCCATGTTAATAAAATTTTAAATTCTTCTAACTTTATATCGTTAGGATTAGAAGTCCAACCGCTTCTAAACTCTACACTTAAGGCACTGTTTAAAATGCTTTCTTTTATTTGTTCAATTTCTTCTTCGTCTTCACTTGATGTTACATTTAAAGATTCTAAATAAGAAATTTTTTCAAAATCTTCAACAATGCTTTCAATATGACCTATAGCATTTTGTAAAGCATGATTTTTTTCTTTTACTGTCATAATAATTTTTTTTTAGTAAGATTTTTAATAAATTAATTAAGTTAATAATTAATTTTTTAAACCTAATATTTATTAGGCTTAAAGAATTAATCAATTTTTAAAAAGGTTCGTCCGTTTCTGTTAAATCACAATTTAAAAAATTTAATTCTTCTATCGCTTTTTTTGATTCGTACTTTTTTAAAATCTCTTGTTTTAATGTTATAAATGTCTGTAGATGTTGCAAGCTTTCTATATTTTCTAAAACTTCAGCAACTTCAGCATCTAATAAAAATAATTTAATCTCAGTCATATTATAAACCTCGAATTAATAAAACTCTTTTAGCCTGGACTTGTTGAAATTTGTTCCCTTTTGTTAAAAGGTATTCACAAGCCGAATTATCATTATTGTTAACACATTGATTCAACGTACTACGGTTGAGACCTGATCCGATAGAGCTAATTAATCCTATAGATCCAATTGATAGAAATAAAAATAAATTACGCATGATAGTAAGATTTGAAATAATTTTCTTATGTAAAGCGATAGTGATCTAGTAAAATATTTTTACTTGAGAATAATATCTATAAGTAGTAAATAATACTACTGTTAAGATTAGAAATAGTCTTAAGTAATAAATAAAAGATAACTAGGCTTATTATTATTGTACCAAATATAAACTTATTTGTATATCATAATAATATACATATAGTTGTATCATATTTACTAGCTATATAAATAATATATGTTTAATATAAGGATAATTAAATCTTACAAATGAAAACTACTATCAAAGTTACTACTGACGAAAAACTTCAAAAGTGGATTGAGTCAATGCCCGATTGCGGTTATGAATTGACAGGCTTCAAGCATGGCGAGTATTACGGAGAATCTCAGTTAAAACTATTCTTAACTAAGAAATAATCATGAACTACAATACAGAGCTTATGGAGAATCCAGACAAAGCGTTTGAGATAGGGTTTAAGCTATCACCTAAACTAAAAAATAATGTTAGTTATTATATGTTTATGGGAGCTACAGACAAGGAGCTACATTTCAAGCATATAAACACTAGAAAATATCTTAAGATCGCTTACAGCTGATTCTAGGCCTGTCAGAATCTAATCAAATTTTTTGTAACTAGGGGACTAGTTGCAAAATTTTGACCACGACATATACACACGGGGAACTTAAATATATTTCAACTAATTTTTTGGTTCAACTTTTATGGATAATTCAGGAGCTTGAATGTTAACTGTTTCAACGGATTCACCTATAACTTTTCCTAGTGAGTCGAGAATTTGAGCTGCGGTTTGAAGCTGACCTTTTTTAACAGCTTTGTTGAATAAGCGAATACGCATAGCTTGGAGTCTGGGAAGGAGAGTTTCTCTATCTTTTTCCCAATCTTCCTTGTTCCATTGTTTAACTTTTTTCCAATCTTGCCATGCGGTTACTTCTGAGATACCTTCAATTTTAGAATGTTCTAGGACTAGGGCGCGAGTTGTTTTACCTTCGAGTTGGCGAGAATATAGACGTTGTGAGCGTAATTGAACGTTTTGACAGGAGGTACGGGCACGAAAGTTGATATTTCTTTTAGGTTTAGATTCTTCTAATGGTTGATCGGCAGGAAATGTAGATGAAACCACGATGTTTTTGGATGTATTTAAGTGAATGATAACTTAAAAGTATGTAAATAGGCTATAAATAGGGGGTATGAGTTGTATTTTTTGTTAAATTCATGGTTGTTAGCGGTGAAAAAAGGAATGAGATAAGTTTGAGGTACGCTCAGGGTGAAGTATTTAATAGTGATAAGAGGTTTAGGGTGCTGGTTGCTGGAAGAAGGTTTGGAAAGTCATACCTTTCTTGTATAGAACTATTGAGAGGAGCTATTAGTAGGCCAGGAGAGGTGTATTTCTATTGTGCACCTACATATAGGATGGCGAAGGACATTGCGTGGAAGGAATTGAAGAGGTTAGTGCCTAAAGTGTGGGTTAAAGCAAAAAATGAGACAGATTTGAGACTCGATTTGATTAATGGATCGAGTATTGAGTT